GAGGTAAACGTCGAAGGGTTCGACGTTCGGGCCGTCGTCGGTGCGGACATAGCTCCACAAGAGCGAGCGGTTATGGAAATCGCCCGGATAAACACAGGTGCCGATGACATGCTCGCCGTCGACTTTGACGAATTCGCCCGTTTTGCGGTCGAGCATCCGGGTCACTTGGATGGCTCCAAGGAAAGGTTTCTGGGCTTGGTTGTATTCGGTCTCGATCGCATCGAGCCAATCTTCACGGATCGGCGTATTGTCGGCCTCGAACCAATACCAAGTGTCCTTGTTCCCGCTGTGCTGGAGGTGGCGCACGGTGCGAGCCCAGAGGTGGTTGGCACTCTGGGGCCAGCCGAGTTCGCACTCGGAATCTGGGACAAAAAGCTCGGCCGAGGCAAAAAGCGGGGCCAACTGCTCTTTGAGCGCGGCGGCTTCGTCCTTCGTATTGTAGGCTCCGACCACCAGCAGCTTGTGCCGGCCGAGGTTGCCCAAAAGGGCCATGTGCCCGGCCAGCTTGGTGGCGAGCTTGAGGTCGACTTGGGAAACGGGCAGGACGAGGAGCATGGTTTACGGAGTTATTACTTTAGCACGGTGTCGAGGATTTCCCAATTATCCGGCTGTCGGTGGAGCCGCGGCGTGTAGTTAATTTTCTTCCTCTTCCTGATCTCGTCAAATCGCCAGAAGACAAATTTCTGCCGATCGGGTAACCACGCGGCAAGAATCTGGAAGTCCCCGCGGGCATAAATCTTCTTGTTCTTCGAACCTCGGCTGGTGCTCACCCCGTAGGCATCGCGCCTTGGATAATAAGTCGCCGTCTTTATCTGAATACACGCCGGACGCTTCTTAGGGCGCAGGATCACGATGTCCGTGGCATGGGCATGTCCGATCGGCAGATAAACTTTGTAGCCGCGTCCGTCGGCTTCAAAAATGAATCTTACCTCGGCCGAGGTGCCTTTTTCGCAGTCAGTCATGCAGCAACGGCTTGGACCAACGGGGCCACTTTGCCGAAGATTTCAAAAGTCGAGTTGCGCCGGACGAGATGGGGAATGCGGAGCGCGTTCTGCCGATCGACCTCTTGCGCGGCTTCATCCTCGGAGAGGTAACGGTCGAGCTTGTAGAGGTGACGGGTCGCGAGTCGGTGGCTTTTGAACGTCGCCCGCTCTCCATTCCGGCGCGAGATCACTTGCCATCCGCCCGGTGGGAGCGCGTTACGATCGACATCCGGTGGCGGATGGAACGGCGGAATGTCGAAGTGGGATATCCCACCGTCGAAACAGTAAGTGCCGTCCTTGCGCGGGTAGAGACAGTCCGGCGTCCAAAGGCATGTCTCTTGGATGAAGGGCACCCCGAGGCCAATCGCCAGCGCCATAGGACTGGACTGGTTTCCGATGAAAAGATCGGCCCCCGCAATCAGCTTGGCCAGTTCGAGGTAGTCGCTGGTGATGGCATACTCGGCATGGACCTTGGTCACCCGCCGCAGTTCCTCGACCTCGTGCGGCAACCCGACAAAGAGCATCTTCGTGCCGAGGGCTTCACCGATAAGATCCCACCGGAAGTAAGGGTTGTGGTAGCGCGGGCTGCGGTGACAGACGACCCGCCCCCGTGCCCGCGCCGAGGGGGAAACTTTGAGCCAAGGATCAGGCACCGCGTTCGCATTGACCCAATCGCTTTGCAGTTCCATCAAGCTGACCCCGTAGATCAGCCCACCATTACGAAAGGTGGAGAAGTTGACGCAGTGCTCGTTCTTCGGCGCATCCCCGTGGATGACCTTGCCAACATAGTCCTGGGCTTCAAGGAGCGGACGCAATACCGCCGCCCTTTGCTCGGTCATCTTGGCGGTCCAAGGGCGTGAGTTCAGATAGAGATCCCCGCGCCCGAGTTCCCTCATCGAGGGCAGCGCGTAGAGGACATCCCCCAAGTCTCCGGAGTGGAAATAATTCACGACCAATCGTCGTTAGCTTCTTCGTGCGTCTCGGCTTCGTCTTCTTGGAACATCGTGTCTTCCTTGGACAACACCTCAGTCACCGCATCGACGGCCTGAAGCCAATCCGGTGCGGTCAGCGAAATCATCCGCAGCGGTGGCGCATTTTTGCGAAGCTCTTCAACTGTGACGCGATACGACATTGTGCGGTTATTATACCGCTGAACTACTCGGCGCTCAAAGTTACTGTGTCCAGCCCGTTATGATCCCGTTGGATATGGTCACGGAGTTCGTAGTGTAGTTGGTTCCATTGTAGGAGACAAAGGTGCGGTTGGTAGTAATACCACTGCCGAGGCCGAGGTTGGTTCTGGTTGTATCGGCGTTGGTTGTGGCGTTGAAGCTGATTGCGCCGTCTATGCGGGTGTTGCCAGCAAGATGTATTGGTTGCGCTGCATTAGCATTAGCGTTGCCAGAGCCAAAAATAACTCCCGTGCCTGTAAGTCTATAAATTGTGGTTCCGATAGCAAAGTGCCTCGCCTCAGAGAAATTTGTGGCCGAACGAAATGCTGTGTTTCCTAGAGTGCCTGTTCCAAAAGTAATTCGTCCAACCGCTCCAGCGTTAGTTGTATTATTCTCAGCGCGAAGTAAAAATTCTTGATCGCTAAACACACTCATTGCCGCTTGAGGGTTACCTCCATACCAATAGATTGAATTGGATTTTGCCGTCAAAATGACAGGATATTTCATTTCGATGCCGCCAATTTCCGAGTTGGTCTGAGACCCCATGATGAAAAACGTGCGCGTGGTGAGTCCGTTGGTATCTTCAGTGTTAAAATACGCTTCCGATACTGGCGAATTTACGACTGGCGAAACCCACATATTTTCCAGCGTCAAAGAATGCGCCCCGACGTTAAAATTGGTGCGTGCCCTATCTAGCCCGTTAGGACTAGGAACGTGGTTAATTCCTAGCCATGAAACCGTCCAATCAGGCGACTGCGGAGAAGTGTTTGTTTGGTTGCCGTCGTAGACAAACCAACTTGCAACGCTGTTTGAGCGTGTAGTTAGTCGAAGTTCTGGCGGATTGGTCGCGTTGGTTGAGGACTGGTAAACGCGATTAGTGAATGTCAGCGTATTTGTCCCGCTATATACCACCTGTCCATTGGTCGTGTTGTATCCCAGACTCTTGATCGTCTGGCCATAGACCCCGACTCCCAGAATCCCGAATAACAATGTAAGTGCTAGTTTCTTCATCATGGTAATACCTCTGTTAGCGGGGTTCCGTCTGTGTCGATTCTGAGTCGGCGCCTTACCCCGTTGGAATCCCGCAAGATAATCCCCTTGGCTGCACTAGTGATCTCGATGTCCTCGTTGGTTGTGCTTATGCTGCTTGCTACAAAAGGGGTTTTGGCACCCGTGTCACCTGAAACCACTTTGAATACGCCGTCAGCATCGTAAACAAGAGCCACGTCCCCAAAAGGGGGGCGCTGAACGCTCTGCCCTTCATTTAGGCGGTTGAAATAAAATTGATCGTTCATGTATGGAGTTACGGGGTTAAGATAACGCATTATGCGCTAGTCAACAAATAGCCCGACCGCCGCGGGGCATACTTCGAAGTCATCGTCGACTTCCAACTGCTCATCCCGCGGCGACTCCCACCAGTCTCTTGCGGAGGACGCAGCCCGAACCGCTCGCGGACAACATCGAGCATGACGAAGGCGGCGTCGGCCACGTCGGGCGATCGGCCGATCCTGGCCTTCATATCGGTTTTCGACTCGACGACCACCTTCATCGATCCGGACTTCCGCGTGTCGTAGTTCCGGCTGGTCATCTCCCGAGCCAGATCCGGCCCGATCCCTCGAAGCTGACCATTTTGCAAAAACTCCTTCGCGCCGAACCAAAGCTCGGTCACGCGGTTGACGTATTTATCTTGGGCCGCGGTCGCATCGTAAGCCGAAAGCGATCGCCCCGAGGGAGCCCCGCCGAAATGGACGCGCAGGAACTCGTTCGACCCGCATACGGTGGCCAAGGCATCGCAAAAGGGAACACCACCGCCTGTCACGTCCACGCCGATGTTGCGCCACGGCACTCCAGCCTTGGTCACCATGTCCTTGATCTTGCGTGCGATCTGGAAGGTGCGCGGCTCGGGGTTGCTCGCCTCCTCGTCGAGGTAGTGGAACTCGTCGAACGAAACCTGATCGACCCCATCTTTGTTCTGGCCAAACGAGCCCAAATAAATGACACACCTATCCCCGCCGCTCACAAAAGAGGGGTCGATGCCGACAATACGTTCGGTTCGGCCCCTCCAAATCGGCTTTTGATCGGCCTGGAATCGGATGATCTCGGCCTCGGAATAGATCGCTTTGCTAACCGCCTGCGGTGGCCAAAAACCTCTGTAGTCTCTCCAAAAGATCGGGTTGTCCTCGCCGAGTCGCTCACGGGCCTCGTCGATCTTTTCCCACTTCTGGATCGGCCATTTGTTCTCACCGGCCAAGTAGTTCGGATTCTTGAGGGCATCGAGGTGTAGACAAACGCCACCCAGCTTGGTCTCCCACTTTTCATCATTGACCGTGATGCTCCCCCACCCGTTGACCGGCTCGACGAATCGACCGAAGGGATCGTAGTAGGAGACGGGGTTCGCCGCCGCGCAAATGTGGAGATAAGGGTTGTTCGCCAAGTTCGACATGGCGGTGTCGAGAAAGGCATGACCCAACTCGCTCAACTCGTCAGCCGCGACGATGACCCGCGGAGCCTTCATGCCTCGCATCTTGCCCGTGACCTCGCTGGTCTTCTTCGCCTCGGCCGGAATCAAGTAAACCCCCGCCTGCTCCATCCGCTCGCCGTTCCGGATCGTGTAGATGGCCGGAGTCGGAGTATCGGCGAGTTTGCCTGGGGCCACGGGCTTGATGCACGGCCAGTAACGCTGGATTGCACCCCAGACCCGTTTCTTGGCGTCACGAATGCTCGTGGATGTGACCAATGAGAGTGTGTGAAACGGCGCGGCCATCCAATTCAGCAAAGCCCAGATCGCCATGAATTCCGACTTGCCGGACGAACCGCAGCCTGCGAAACCAACGAACTTATTGTGACAGCACTCGTAGAGCATATCGTCCGCCCACGGATGCCAGATAAAGTTCTCGGTTTTCTTATTGAAGAAAATCTGGGCCGCGTTTTTGAAGTGCTCTTCAATCGACAGCATCTCGGGCGAGCGCCGATCACGGTTCCCAAAGCAGTAGAGTTCGATCGCCCAATCGGCCGTTCCGGGCACAAAATAGACCCCGTATTTCAGTCGGTATCCGACCGGAGGAGTCGTGGCATCGGAGGCAAAAATCGGCGTCATTTTGGAAATTTTCTTGCTACAGAGTTACACAAGCGGACACAATCGTTTTTGATAATGTGCAGTCACTTGATTTGCAATAACTTACGATGAGCGTTCTACGGGTTCGAATTTACGGGTTTAAGGGATTATTTAACTTCTGTAAGTCACTCGACTTACTCTGTTGGCAGCAAAGTTACGTCCGTTATCATTTTCGTTATTATTATGCTGTTATGAAGAATTTTGAACATTTTGACACAAAATCCAGTCACAACTAACAGCCATGAAAATCGAAATCACTGACACACGAAACGAAGGCGCAGTCGTCCGACTTAACGGGGCTCGGGCTCATGTCGCCAAGGTCCGCAATGGAGCCTACCGCCAGTTCCTCATCCGGTGGAAGGTGGGGCGGAAGACGATGCGGCGAGTCTTTGCCAAACGAGACAAAGCGATAGAGGAGGCTCAAAGGATCGTCACTGACTTGGCCAGCGCCCTCGGCGAGAAAACAACCATTCATCCAGAAGACAATCTATTCCTTCGGGAGTGTTTACGCAAAGCGGGCGGAAAGAGTCGGCTCCTCGAAGCCGTGGAACAATACGTCGCCAAGAACCCGATCGGGGCTGGGCGTAAGACGGTGAAAGAAGTATCCATCGAGTTCGTCGAAGCGATGCGCGAACGGCAAAAGTTGAAGGGGCTTTCGAAATCCTACCTCAACGGACTCTCGACCGACTCAAACCACATCCGACGTTGGATCGGCCATCGGCAACTCAACAGCGTGACCCATGAGCAGTTTCAAGAGTATATCAGCAAGGGCGAGTGGTCGCCGTTTACCTACCGCAACCTAGTGCGTCACTGGCAGATGATGGAGAAGTTTGCCAAGAAAAAGGGCTACCTCGGTAAGGACGCCGACTCAATCACAGCGGACTTGGCTCTCCCCTCCCTCGACCGCAGAGTGGTGCCGATCTTCAAGCCTTGGGAGTTGATGCACCTTCTCCTGATCGCAAAGCCGGACGAGATCCCCTACATCGCGACGATGGCATTCGCCGGCTCGCGTCGGGCCGAGTTCCAGCGGATGACTGCTGCACAACTCCGATTCGACGAGCACCATGCGGTCATCGACGAGACTATCGCCAAGACCGCGGCCCGCAGGACTCTGGACATAACCGACCAGATGAAAGCCTGGCTCGCGGTCGCCGAGATCCCAGAAGAAGGTCGCCTGACCAGTCATCGCCGGGTGGCAGCACTCAGCCGCAACAAAGCCCGGCTCTCTGCCGTAGGGATCGAGTGGAAGACCAACGTCCTCCGGCACTCTTTCTGCACCTACCACTATGCCAAATACCGCAACGCCAACGAGACCTCTTACCTCGCGGGGAACAGCCCGAAGACCCTGCAAAAGCACTACCGCGGCCTCGTGACCACCGCGGAAGCCGACGAATGGTTTAATATCAATCCAATATCAGTGCGGGCTTATGCAGAGGAAAATGGCTTGTCACCCCTCATAAAATGGTGAACAACCACATACTGCTAGTGTCTAACGCTTCAAGAAAGGAAACCAACAACCATGACCACCACCACAAAACACGGTCAACTCAAAGCAGGCACGGAACGTGTCAGCTACGTGGAAAGTAAAAAGACATCCTCTGCACTGAGGATTTTGGCTGCTGCCAAGCAGACCAATGTCTCTTCACTTATCCGCGAAGCGACCGCTGCGTATCTGACGAAGGAAGACCCAGACAAAACGCTGTCCCGCGTTGCCGAGGAATTGGCCGTTTACAAAGCCGATACCAAAGAAGAACGTGCCGCTGACAGCCTCGACCCAGAAATGCAGAAAACCATCGCTGCCCTCTTGCGGAAACACCGCAAAGGGTGACACGGTGCCGCGGGGTCCCACCCCCGCGGCTTCTTTTTCACTACGCCGTATTAACCATAACAACTACACAGATAGCCCATAAACAATGACATTAGACCTCACCACGCAAATCCGATCCGACCTCGATGAAGCGGCTCACTACTGCTCGGTTCCTCCCGAGAAACTTGCCTCTCTATTTGTCGAGGACGGATTGCGGCTGTATCGTGACAGCCGCGATGAACTCAGAGACAGTATCGACCGAGAAGACTAACAACCTGCGTAACCCAAAGCTCATACGCAGCTTCGCCAGCGACCCCGAACTCGAAGACCGCCTGAAAAAGGAGTCTGAGAGTTCGGGGCGCTCTATGAGTTCGGTCATCCGGCTCGCGCTGCGTAAATTCTTCGGGCTGTAATAACACCATAATGACTTCCATGATTCTGGAGTGCGAGTCTTTCGTCGCTACTCCCCTCGCCAGCGGCAAACTACGCCTGGAGATTAAAGCTCCGGTCGAGCGGCCCAAAGAAACACTCGGTCCCCGTGAGGCGGCAGAGCGTCTCAGCGCCATATTCGGCCGGACAGTGCAGAAGCACTCGCTCGGCTACTGGCGCAAACGCGGCCTGCCCTACACCCAGGTAGGCGACAAGAAATTCATCTACCACGATGTCGCCATCACCCGATGGGCGCAAGGACTC